TCTCATCCCAAGCCTTCACGTTCTGCAATGAGGTTTGCCAATCGTTGTAGCGGCGTCTAATGCCGTCCCATATAGAGTCATAGTGCTTATTTGCTACGTCTATAGAGCGGCTGAAAGCGTCCTCAACGCGTTTCTTATACGTATTGTTGGTTGTCATATATGTAGCCTGGTAGCCCGCCATCTGTTGACTGAGGCCTCGTAGCTGTTGCTGTTTAGCCAAGTCTCGCTGAGCCTGTGTAATAGCCGTGCCGCCAAATTGCTGGCGTATAGACTCCGGCAACTTGTCTATCATCGTCTTTGTGCGGTCTACATTAGCTTTGGAGGCGTCTACATCAGCCTTGAGATTCCTAATCTCATCTGATTCCATGTACTCTTTGCGCCGTCTCTCAAACTCTTCACCGTAATTGGGCATAGTAGCCGACACTGCGTCATATGATGCCTTAGCCGCGTCTGCTTCGCGTTGAGCACGGTGCCACGATTCACGTGTCTGGTCTCTATATCTTGTTGCGTCTGCTAATCGTTGCTGCAAATCCATGTTTACCTCACAAATATATCTTCATTAGGGTTATATGGGAATATGTAAAACGTAAAATCAAACCATGAGCCGCTCAAATCTACCCATGTTTTAGCGAACTGGTGGTAACCACCTCCTGGTAGGCGCTCTGAGCGGTGTTGTAGCCACGAGCCAAGAGAGCCGCGCACGTAAATATAGGTATTGTCGGCGAATATCTCGAGCTTCTTGGAACGAGTGTACATGTTGCGTAGCCAAATAGATGGTGACACCGGGTTGTTAGGCAGGGGGAGGACAAAGTCAAATGCCCCGTATGATAGCGGGTTCCATAGCGCACTACCTTCTGTTAGCATAAACGGAATATCATACGTGTAATAGCCGATTCCAGGCGCGCCAGGGGTAATAACGTTATTAAAGTCTACTGTAAAATTCTGATCTGCGTTGAACCAGCGGCAATACATACGGTGCACAATATGGGCACGCCCCATACTCATAAAGAATGGCTTGCGTGGTTGCCCGTGAGGTATACGCACAAAATCAAAGTCTTGGAACTGTGTGAGGGGTATACGATCCCAACCAAAGGCATACGTCCAGTTGATCTGCGGTGTATTAGGCTCGCTGAATATACGGGTGTTATTGTTGATCACAACACGTCTAGAGACGATCTGCGGTGTCTTATTAGTAACATCTGAGCCAAAGATAGGATACTTGGAGTTAAATATCTCCTCTTTAGTAACAGGGTCGATCACTTTCAACCCATAATCTCTACTACTGTATCCTTGAGCGTTTCTCGTCATATGTATATTGTAGCACTTGACGGCGATACCATTGGTGAGCGGATAATGACAAGAGAGCGGTTAGCGTTAGGGTTCTGTGTGTCATACGTGAATTTAAAGGCTTTCTCTGCTTCGCTCATTTGCACACGTGGTGTGTTACCGGCATTTGTCACTAACCCATAGGATGATACTTGTTTGCCCGCTATTGTCTCTGTATACTCTTGGAAGGCGTACGGTGTTACATCTGTCATAGCGAGAGAGTTAGGTAGCCAATATGTAATAAGGCCCGCCTTATTACCAAAGTCTTTATTATTCTTAATACCGAGCACCATCTGCGACTGTAGCCTCACATCAACACCAACATCGTTAAAGTCAGAGGTTTCACCCTTCTTTATAGCGCCGTAGCGTGATGTTTTGATGCCATAGTCTCGTAGCGGCGTACCGTAGTCGAATGATAAAGGTGAGGCTGTATATGGGTACTCCACCTCCTCTGCTATAGGGGTAGGGCTCACAAACACCATATTCAAGTCTGATCGAGAGCCGTCTGTACCGTTGTAGTAGGGTGGAATAGCATTTTTGTAATAGATATATTCCCTGTCAGCTGTCCATACGCCCGGCTGGTCATAGAATGTGGGGTTCATAGCCATAACGAACGGTACATAGCCCAGGTTATGCCTCCATCTAAAGTAGTAGATCGTAGAGAACCCAGTGTTACGCGCCTCGAGCAATTCACCGCCATAGTTAGCGGTTTGTAACCCGCCTGGCAGCGGCTGCCGAGCGTCTATGCCAAGCGGGGCTAGTATCTTTGCCTGAAGTATAGGAAATGACGAGTTAAAGAGCAGTTTGTTGTCTGGCGCTGTCTGCGCGTCAAACCCGGGCATAGCAATCTTTACGCCGTAATCTCTACGCTCTACACGAGCCATTAGAAAGCTCCTTGTGAGTACCCAAACATAGCCACAATGCGGCCTGATCGATCCTCTGCTTTAATGAGCCCACGAAGCTGTGTATCGCCCCGTGTCTCACCTGTGCGCACCTGCCGTGGTGTAATCTGCTGCTGTTGGGCTATATTCCCCACCACAGTGTTCTCTATCTCCTCGAACTTAGTGGTAAGCTTAGTCTCCTTGATTTGGGAAAATGAAGTTTCAAGGCTAGCTGTGTTAGGGTTGTATACTGAGTCTGCCATTACAGTTTCATCTCCTCCCCGAGTGTTCGGGCATTAAGTTGTACGGATACGATCGTAGGAGGCTCTGGTGTGGCGTCTGTTGTCGTTCCATCAAAGCCAAAGGTAATTTCCTTGAATCGCTTGTTTATCTCCATACGGACGCTTACGTCGCCTTCTGTGGCTGTTTTCTTGCCGTACACCCATGGCTTGGCATCGATCTTGTACTTAGGAATGATTGTAGCGCCCTTAGGCAGCGCACGGAATGTTACACCCATACGGAGAGCTTGCTTGTCGGCCCACGGCACACCACCATCATACATGAGTGATTGGTAGCTAAACTTTTTGGCTGGCTTGCTGTCGTTATCTACAATGGCTAGGTTCGACCTGAGCCCTTCCCTTGTGTTTGTTTGGTAACTGAAATACAGAGTGTCCCCAAAGTTCCAGCACCCACCTAGTTCGTACTTTACGTCGTCTGAGTTGTAGTTGCCAAGTGTTTCTGGCATGTTGTACGAGTAGTAGAAGGACTCCGGGTAGTTCTTGTCTACCGCCCCCCAAGAGTAGATACCGTGCCTCATCGTATAGAGACTCGTCTTGCTTGGGAAAGCGAACAGCATGATACCGCGCCGTACTGTCATACAGTGCGGGTAAATGTCTGTAGTGTCACGTCGCTCTGTGTACTCGCTGTGGCTATCATTCAGTGTGCGCACTTTGGTGAGCTGCTTAGCTCCCGTGTAGGCGTACATAGCACCATCAATAATCGTGTACGTGATGTTCTGGTAGGTGAATAGACTCTTTGGCTCACCCATTGGCGTGTCGATCTTAAAGTTGAGGCCGTCAGCAAATCCGTCCCAGAAGCCGAGCATGCCCTCTTGGAAGGAGCGACCGGGTACTGTGCTTACCTTCTCACAACCTAATACGACATACTCGTCATTACTCGTGAGGGTAGTTACCTCCATACCTGTCTCGACAATCACACGGTGGCGGTTAAATTCAGTCTCATCTACCTCTGTTAGACCAGAAGGAAGCCAGTCAACTAGGTACTGGTCGTTACCAATAAACAGCTTGCTGCCGCCCCAGTTGATGATTGGGTGGCTCTTACGTGTTGTGCTAGTGAGTAGTGAGGCGAAGTATTGGAAGTGCAGACCATACATCTTGTCTTGCTCGTACGTCTCTACACGCCAGTTACCGTCGCTAGCGTACATATGGATGTGATACTCCGTACCAAAGTTAGCATAGTCCCCCACCTTCGTCTCTGGAAAGTCGAAGTACGTGATCTGGCCCGTCTGTACCTCGCTAGCGTTTTTCGTAGCGTGAGCAATCTCTTTGTTCTGCGCGTCATGCACGACAAGGTGTACCTGGCCACTACCTTTAGCGTGGAAGCGTACAGATATACGGGTCATTGGTGACTGATCAGGTAGGAATATACAAGTGTTTTCCTCGTTCTCGATGATAGACGTAGGCAATCCATCACTCTGAGGCTGGCCATTGATGCTGCTCCACCGGTTTGTGCCGCCACCGATCCATTTGCCGTCACGGTCTTTCACGAGGATCTGCGCCACTGTAGGGTACGAGCTGGCCTTACCTGTAATAACATCGATCTGAGACTGTTTAGGCGAGGTAGCATTGGTGTACATGTAAATACGGTCATTCCCAGTGATGTAAATAGCATCCTTTAGCCTCCAGTAGGTAAGGTCGCCAAATGTACCTTGTGTCCACCCAGGGCACGTAGAGGCCCTTGTTACGTTGTTGTCTACATCGATCTTGTAGAGAGTACCATCGTTGCCAATACCCCATCGTACACCGTCTGGAGTCTGTGTCATGTTCACAATGAGGCTCTGCACATCATTATCACCTAGATTACGCGCCCCAGGGAGCACAGAGAGCCGGCTTGGGTTCTTGCGGCCATCCAAGCACTCTGAGTCACCGTAGCTATTCTTGATACCAATCTTACCGTCAGTACCAAATCCGCCATAAAACGATGTTTGGCTGATGATTGTATCGCCTGCGTTGCCTGCTGCCATTACCAGATACTCCTTACTGGATCAGTGATCCGTTCTCGCCCCATCATACTGCTACCGCCCTGGATAAAGCCAGAGCTTGTCGTAATGCCATACACTGTTTTATACTCTTGCACCATATTATCGAACAATTGCTTGTACATGTTGGCGCTATCCAGGTCTTTACGCATCAAAAAGTATTGCTGTGCGGCGTAATATACGGGTGCTTGGTGGTATTCCTCGGGGAATTGTGGACATTGACCTATTTTGACCCGTGTCGTGGCTGTGAGGCCCTGATACGGCGTCTCAAGGCGTATCTCGCGAGTATTTACAACCTTAGCCACCTTATACCAGTTACCATCACTGCCGTCTGTGACCTGTAGCCACCCGTTATTCTCCATACTGCGCACAAAACTGTCTTGTGAGGCCGTAACTCGCGGGCTATTCTCTGTCAGAGACACGCTAAACTCCTTATCAGCCAGCCCTAAGTCCTGCATACGAGGCTCAAACGTCACAATCATGCCGCTTGGCACGTCCTCCGCTGGTGTTGGGAACAATTCCATCTCTGTGCCGTTCTTGATAATGAAACATTCAGGTTTACCAGTGGATTGACCGCTCGCAATCTTGTGCCATTCCTCGATATTGTGCACTGGAGTGATAGGATAGTAGCTGTCCCCGTCCTTTATACGCACGTCTACAACCCTCACCATGTCCCTTGGGAAGCGATACAGTGACTTACCCTGTATTAGGTTAGTCTCACGCTCTTGGCGCACCCAGTACCGTCTCACAGCGTTTTGGAATAGCTTTATTCCTGTGTTTATATCTGATACGGCCTTGCGTACCTCTGTGATGTTGTCCTCATCTACGTTGATGAGGCTGATCACATCTTGTTTTAATTGCGAAAATGTCAGCATGTCTTATTCTCCTTTACTCTAATCATACACTACACGCCGCCACTCTTGCTCATCTCTCGTGGCGGATACTGGCTTTCTCCACTGTGACGTGTCCTCTTTGCGGTTATTGCGCCAAACTTGGTCATCACTACGGTAATATTGGTGGTCGCGCCATGTTCCGGTAGCTTCGCTGGCGTATGGTAGCTTGCGCCACTCGTGCTCTATCTCGCTTTGTGGTGTTTTCCATACGTCAGGTACAACTTGCGCTCTCCTAAATCGTAGCATCGGAGACGCTATACGGGCTAATGCCAGCATATCCGTAGGAGACAACTCGTACCGCTCTATATCCTTGAATGAAAGCGAGGGGATTGTCACTGTAGCAGTAGCGCTTATATTTCCAGTGATAATAAGAGACGGCGGCGGTGCTGTATACACTATGCCTGGTCTGCTTATTTTAGCTCTCGCTACCACTGTTGGCGGTAAAATATAGGTCTTGCCTGGCTCTTTGTAGACGACAGACGGACTCCATATATTTACTCCGACCCACACCTGGTTTGCTGGTAGCGCGTACTTGGCTGTGACTATTGGCTTCGTTATATTGGCTTTTGCCGTTATATTGCGAGCTTCTAGGTCGTAGCTATTTGATACTTTGAGTGGCCAGACATACCCTGCGTTGTAGTATCCAGCATGAGTATTGGCGCTATAAGCGTAGTTATCTCTCGATATTGCGTATTGCTTTGCTGGCCCCATAACGGTTTCACCGTAGTTCTCATATGAGAGCCATCCATATTCCACTGTCCCACTGTTGTATGTGTAGAGGCCGGCGGTATGTGTTATACCGCCGGGGATAGTGTTTGATACAATCTCTCTTGACCACCCAGAAGGCTCTGTGTAATCGTCATTCCACACCTTATACTTGATATTTGGCCCGTTCCAGTTAACTCGTACCCAGTACCATGTGTTTTGTTGATGGCTGAATGGAAATTCCGAGCCTCGCACGGTACCGCGCTGGTTGTCATATATCACAAACCCTGGGGTGTTACCGTCACGGTATAAACTTACAGAATACCCATTAGCTGTTGCCCGCGAATTACCCGTAAAACGGAAACCAACAACACCGATAAGCCCATCACCACCAGTGTACCTGAACTTCGTCAATATCTCACCGTTGTACCAGTTCAGACTTTGCCCAAGTGGAGCATAAAAGTCAGTTCCTTCGTTAGTTATACGTATTATGTCGTCTACAACTTCGACGTTACTATTCCCTGCGTATATCTGGCGGGAAATAGAGGTTAGTGCGAGTCTCCTGTTATATACAAACGTAGCCATACGCTACCCCGCGACAACCTCAAAGTTTACTACTACAAATGGCGGCAGAATCTCAAACGGTGCGTTGTTACCTGTAGCGTTGATAGCGCCTCCAGCAAATGTGTTCATACCGCTACCCTTGCCTGCACCTAGGTTACTAAACCCTTGTTGGAGGCCGCCACCAAGATATTCTGACTGCCAAGCGTTTTGCCTATAGTTGTTAGGCACTAGGGCTTGTGTTTTGGTACCTCCTTTTGATCCTAGCTGGCCCAATATACCGTCGTACATAAATGGCGCTCGCCCTCTCATATCTGTGAGTGAAAAAGCAGCTGAATTAATGATCACACCGTACGAGGGGTTTCTGCGAATATGCTCTGCAAGGAGGGGAAACTCCTCAATACGATACACTGAGCCGTCCATAAACAACCTACCAGAACCGGGTGAGCTGTTCATTGTCATGAATATATCGCCTACTCTGAGGCTCTGCTCGTAGTAATGGCCAATAAAGAACAACGCACCAGCTGAAAACGACTTTGCCGATGTTTCTTTCTGCCCCCTAACGATAGTGTATGAGTCTGGCCCAGTTCGACTGCTCACAAGCACAATCTCGCTATTTGAGAATGTGGGCAACTCATCTTTCGGAGCGATAGTCACAAAGAATGGTTCAATAGGGAACGAGTTGATATCGCCAGACTTGAGTGTGACAGTGGTGGCTGTTGCGTTTATTGCTGAATTTAGGAATCCGATTGATAGGTTCGACATTATGCCCTCCAGACATTCATGTAGTAGTTAGTAATTATGTCTCTATACGCTGGCATACCCTGGAGTGTATCACTTTGTTGTGTGCTGTCTACGTAGTCACCTAATGGGAGTTTCATCTCTATTACATTGACATTATCCTCTCCTAACAACCTCTTTAACTCAACAGCTCTCATTAGGAAATACCCTACAGGAACAGTGCTCTTGCTTACACCACCGCTGGCATCATCTATATGGTAGTACTCTCCGCTATTGCGGTCTACAACAGAAACTGGCTGCCCCTTCGCCCAATATCTGTTATATAGTAATATCTCGTTAAAAAATCTGGCATAATCCTCATTTTTAGCAAAATCCTTAAAAAACTCTGCACTATACACCCCGGCCCTTGGATTAGTGTATAGAAATTCTGTCTTGCTGCCAGTTTTGCCTATAAAAACAACCTTGTGCTCGTAAAATTTTGTAAATGGGCATACCCCTTTGACGAATGACTCTACAGCGTAACTACACTCCTCCAGCCTGGCCTTATGTTTTTTCATCAACTCCTCATGATCCATCACTACTGCACCTCCATACCAATAGCGGTAGCGCCAATGTTAGCCGTACCCCCAAGCGACATTTGTACCGGTGTAACATCAACTACGACAGATAGCTCTTGCGCCGCTGTGTTAGCGTATATCACACACTGAGCTGTCCCAGTCTTTGTGATGGGTACATCATTTACCGCTGGTATAGTAACCTTTTTCTCTCCTGCTGTTGGTACAGTCAGGTTGTATGAGCCAATATTCTTACTACCTAGAGACACGCCAGGCAGCGCTGCGTAGTTAGCTGGTTCACTAGAGCACACGTGCACCACGTTGGCTCCTTTAATCCTATCTACGAAAGCCTGCCACGATTGTATTGATACTTTGTTAGCCATAGTTATACCTCCTAGTTAACCTTATGAGCGCTACCGCCCAATTCTTTAATCATGTTTTCTTTTTTCTTTAGATCCTCTTTGGTGAACAGCGCTGGCTTCTCTGTGGTAAACATAGTATCTTTGCCAAGCAATCCATACACTGTAGACACAATAAATAGATCTGGCATATTCTGTGGATTGCTGTACGCCATCTCGCCGATTCTCTCAATGACATGACGGCCATGTTTGGCAGACATGGCAAGCACACGGCCATCGACCCATGACTTGATGGGCTCTAGCGCATACAGCACGCCTAGATCGTCACCTTGCTTCGACTTAATGTGGACAGAATCAAAAGTAAACTCAAGATCGAACCCGAGTATCCTCATGTCATCTATCAACCATTTCAGTAGGTTAGTGTTCATTACTTATCTCCGTTTAATTCTACCTCTCATTATACACGCCAACAATAAAAACCAGCCACGCCAAGATAGCTTGGTAGGCTGGCCCTGCACCTCTATAATAACACAACACCCCTGGCGTGGGGCCATAGGGTGTTGTGTATAACCACAGTAAATTAATTAATTATACTTGTACAGTCGCTCTCTCGGCGTCCGGACTCCGGATCACGCTGCATAAAGCATTATACTCCTACTAGATCAAATAGGCAACAGTAATTCATCAAATTCCCCGACAGTATTCACACCAGAGAATCCGACAAACTCTTTAGATAGCAATACAGGCTGCGCGCTCACGATCTTGTATTCTGTAAAGTAGACTTTGCCAGTAGGGGCGGTAATGTAGGCGTCCCCATCCTTCTCAAATGTGACCACTGTTGTCTGCCCGTTCTTAGTAACAGACATACGATTAATATACAGCCCACGGCTCGCTCCCCGTGGTATATACCGTGGCTTTATTACTTTCTGAAAATCCTCGGGCGGCGTGATTGTTACCTCGCCGTTTCTCCACTCAATCATAAGACTATCTTGCATACGCTAATATTATAGCCCCCAGGATACCTAGGGGTCAATAATACAACAGCTAACTATGAGCTATTTGGTTGCGCCAGCTTTGGCAGCCACGGTCACAAGACCGGCAGCCTGGAGGCCAAAGGCGATACCTTCGTAGACAGTCTTGTCGGTAAAGACAAAGTGCCCGGTCACAAAGTAGTAACCAATACCTGCTGCAATAGCGAGGAACACCTTAGCGATACCGCCCCACTCCTTCTTGTTGAACATGTCGAACAGCTTTACGATTGCTGGTACGATGAGAACATTTAGTGCTTCCATTTTACTTCTCCTTTATTTTTTAAACAAACCCGTGATAGCGTCTAGAATCGCCTGCAAGATACGTCGAATATCTCCAAGGATAGTTGTAGTGTCCTCTGCCTTCGGCGCTTCCTGAGGCGTTTCTGCTGGCTTCTCTGGCTCTGTTGGTGGCTCTGGCTCTACGTGCTGAATCTCTGGCGTTGGTGCGTTCTTGATACGCTGCAATTCCTTGTACTCATCGCTCCGTCGTAGGTCGTCAGCTACCATCTGCCAGCTCCAGCCATTGCGGATCTGATTGCGGTAATGCTCAATGCCACCTTCGTCTGCGTCACGCTCGAGAATCTCCTTGTAGAGACGCTGAATTTCATTAGTCTCGCTGTCATAGGCTGCTCGTAGCTCATTATTTCGTGCGTTGCGTCGCTCTGCCACAGCCTTACCTTCTGCACTATTGGCCAAGTCCTCACGGATCTGATCCCAGTTCCAGCCTTTGTCGATCTGAGACAGGTAGTGGCCAATAGCATTTTCGTCTACATTGCGGTCAAGGATCTGCTGATACAATCCATTCAGATAGTTAATCTCATCAGTCCGATCACGCTGCACAACCTGGCCAGCCTTCTCACGAGCCATACGGTCGATACGGCCAAGGTCATAGTTACCGGGGCAGCTCGTGCTCGTCCATGAGTTATGAGGACGGAGTGGTAAGTCACCGTAAGCCTTGCGCAGCTCTGCCACCAGTTCAGCAATAACGTCGTAGTCCTCATCACGGCACCGTGGATCGCACTCAATACCGATGCTTGTCTGGTTCCCTACCCAGTTACCTGCATGCCATGCAATGTTGGCAGGGTCTACAATACAGGCCACACGCCGGTCTGTGCCCGTAACAACGTAGTGAGCGCTCACCTGCGCTGCTGGGTTGCAAAGCCATGCTGTAACACCCTCAAACGTAGGGTTCTGGTTGGGATCACCCCACCAGTGGATCGTGATACTGCTGATGTTATTGCCTTGCCGGCCAGCAGTGTAGTTTGGCGAGTCATACTGCGTAATGTAGTTGTACGCCATTTATACCTCCTTAAATATTAATACAGTTACTGTCACCAGCGATCTTGTATAGCCTACGGTACGCAGAGTTTGCTTCACCCTCGTACTTCCATGCTACCCATGATGTTTGGTTACCTGTGTTGTCCTTGATGTTGACGCATGATAGCTGCGGAGACGCACCGTCTTTGCCGTCCCTACCGTCTTTGCCATCAACACCGTTAGCGCCATTAGCTCCTGCCGCGCCTGTAGCACCTGTGGCACCCGTAGCGCCTTTATCTCCCCTACATAATCCTGCTGCACAGTATTTAGCCACAGCGGTCGCTATCTGCTCGTCTGATGCGTTCTTGCCGTTCGTACCGTTACATATACCACCTGAGCAATAGGCAGCAACAGCGCTCATTACCTGGGCGCTTGTGGGGTTATCTGAACATTTGTTGGTGAGACAGTATGTCTTGATGGCTAACGCTATCTCTGAGTTGGTTGGTGTCTTACCGTCTGCCCCATCCTTACCGTTCGAGCCAACAATAGAGCCCACATTGCGTGCTTCTCCGTCTGAATATGTAAGCACTAGGTTGCCATCCTTGTCTATTTGTGCATTAGTGATGTTTGTGACAGGTTTCTCAACCTTCGCACCGCCTGAAATAGTCACAGCTTGGCCTGGTTTGAGTGTAAATACCTTGTAAATGGTGTAGCCACTGAATATAAGGCTTAAAATCATCATGATTGATAGGATTTTGAGCAACGTTTCTCTTTTAAACCATCGAATGACACGATTCTTTCTCATCGTAACAACCCTCCCCTACTGTTAGACAGCAGTGCAATGACAATTGGCACGAATGAGGTAATAACTGCGCCCACAACAAGACGAAACAGCCACTTATTACGGTCTTTAGCCTCTGCTGAGTCTGTCTCAAGGTCTTTTAGGCGTGATTCTATGTCTTTCTTGTATATTTCTAACGCGTAGATAGGCACAAAGTCCTTTTCTTTGCGCAGTTCGTGTTTTGTGATGGCGTCATCGATAATCTCTTTGACTTGCCATTTGTTTAGCGGTTTATCATCCATACAGTTTTGTCTCTTTCAAGCGGAAACCCGCCCGGTTATTCTCCTTCTTTAGAGATTATACCTCGGGCGGGCTACAGATAGGCCTGCTATTTACTCGCTAAAGCCTAGATCCTCCTCTTTGCTCTCCGCTTTAGCTTGACGACCACGTCGTGCTGGCTTCTCTTCCTCCTTTGGAGCGGTATCCTTAGCGCCAGTCGTGTACTGAGCTGGGCCACGGTACGCTTCGTTGAGCCATTTGGTGCGAGCTTGAACGTCTGCAAGCATACGAGCGCCATCAGAGCTGCTATACTGAGCGTACTCCTTCCACATATGCTCGAGAGCCATATAGGCAAGCCAGCCCTGCACCACCTTCTCCTCACCTGCATGGATGAGGAAGGCACGTTGTGCACCACGGATAGTGGTATTAGTGTACTCGTTAGGCTGGATGTGCTCCTCGTCATCAATGTGCATGTATGCAAACCCTGATGGATACGGAGCATTATTCTTAATAACCACCATATCGTTTGGCTTGAACATCGCGTACACAATGTCACGGAACGTATCGCCGTCCACAGCCTGAGTTGTTACAGCATTGCCAAGGATTTGATCCTCGGTTAGCCCTTGATTGATTTGATCCAGATTCATCTATTTTCTCCTTTCACCTTATAGTTGATCTGCGTAGTAATCTGCAATGTCAGTTAGACTAACATTTTTACCAAAAGCCTTATGGTTGTACTCGGGGCGATTGGCTGATGTTGTTTTATTTGCTACACGGCTAGCGGTTTTCTCCCGTGACTTATCCTGGCTAGAACGTCGCTTGTCATCCTCTGTCTCAAACTCCTTCGGGTTCTTAGCCTTGTAGATGAGGCCAGCTGTGTACGAGCTAATGTTCTCACCCTTGTGTTTGCGGTTGTACTCATCGCGAAAGTCGAGGATCTTATTCACCAGTTGCACGCTAGGATCAGTGTTAAATTCCTCTGTGCCTGGCTTGGCTTTTATCTTAGGCACAATACCGTCGTCTTGGAGGCGATCTACATCAGCAATAATAGCATCAAGCTCTGCCTTTTCCTTCTCTGCCTTGGTTGTTTGCTCACGATCAGAGGTGATCTTATTCATAAGCTTCTCTGCCTTGGAACTTTGGGCGCTCATAGCGCTGTAGAATTGAGCCTCGGCCTTCTTGTTGGCAAACTCAAAGTCATCTGGCAGCTGTGTTGGTAGCTTGACTGAAAGCTCCTCGCCGTCCTTGCCCTTTACAGTGATGTAATCGAGGCTGTTGTAGATAAACTTCTCCTCTGGTGTAGATTTGTTCCAGAGTTTCTCGTCAATCTCATCTGGGCGCTCCTCCCATGGCTGAGGCTTATCGTCTTTTTTAGGCTCTTCCTTTTTGTTTTCTGCCACCTTCAGGCCGCGACGCTCAAGCTCCTTTAGAAACTCCTCGTCAGAGAGGCCTTGTGCTTTCGACTCTTCCTTTGATTCTCCAGATTCTTTTTCGTCTGGTTCATCCTCTGGAGTCTCTTCCGACTTGTCGTCTTGCGCTTCGGTGGTGTCTTCACCCTCACCGTTCTTTTCCTCCTTTGTGGTAGGGTTATCTTGTTGTTCCTTTACCTCATCAGTTGTCTCCTTGTCGTCCTGGTCTTGGGCTTCTGCCTTCTCAACCAGTGCGTCAAAGTCCATCTCTGATAGGTCTGTGTTAGATGATGCCAATGTAAACACCTCCATTATGTTTGATATATACCTAGATTATATCTAAATGGAGGTGGTTATGTCTATAGCCCGAGGCCGGAGAGGATACCGCTCGTGCCTTGATCCTGCACGCCGCCTAGGTCGCCTATTGGCTGCGCTGGCTGCTCAGGGATTGGCGGGCCTTCTACTGGTGGTTGCTGGCCTTGCATCGCCTCTGGTGGCATCTGAGAGGGGTCTACGGGCATTTCTGGCTGAGGTTGTGGAATTTCTGGGCTTGTAGGCATGCTTGGGTCTACAAGTAGCCCTTGATCGCTAGCCTGCTGGAGCTTCTCACGCTGGCTGAGGCTGAGTACCTCCTGGTCAATGTGAGCGAGGAGCTTCTGCTGGAGCTTCGGGTTAGCCATGAGGAACTTGTCCGTCTGGAGTTGCTTATTGTGGGCTAGGATGTGCTGTGGTGTCACGTCATCACGTGGCTTAGCGTCAAAGCCATTCATGATAACTGCAAAGTCAATGTAAGCTTCCTCGTCCTGCACTTCACTACGTACCTCATCAACGAGCATGTTCGGGTCAGTCTTGAACTTGACCAAGCTCTCGTAGCGCTCGCTAGAGTCCTTCAGTCCAAGATCCTTAAATAGGTTGTATGGATCAATCACACCAAGCTCTGCCAGCTTCACTGCGATATTCTCACGTCGGCTCTTGTCCATACTTACGGTGCTACCTGGTGACACAGCGATCACAGCGTTGTCTGGGATAGTCTCACGAGACAGCTCGACATGAATGAAGTTACCATCAGTGTCACGGCCAGAGATTTTGTGGTTCTTGCTGTAGTACACTTTCATCATCTGAACGAGGAGCTTAAAGTACCGATCAAGCATGTTATCAATCTCACGCACAATCTCATCCTGGCGGCCTGAGGCCTGGCTCTGCATCATCTGTGCTTCACCGAGCGTACCAACGTCACGCTTCGAGTCATCACCACGGAACTGAGAAGGCGTACCAAGGATGTTGTGGATGCTGTTCTTAATGTCCTCTTTGTCTTGCAATACGTAGTTAGGCAGCAAATGGGCTGGAATTTCACCATATGCGTTGCTGATAGGCTCATCCTCACGAATATCGAGCACAACAGACTGGTTGGGTTTGCCCGTGAGCTTCTTGGCGTCATCCTCTGAGATGGCACCAGAACGGAATACCTTAATGCTGTTAGCTGTGTCTGCATTGTCGATGATCTGGCGACCACGACGGTTGAGGATGTTCTGGAGAGGAATAGCCTGCTCAATAGGCGATGTTTGGTCAATCATGTGGCTACCATCGTTCAGGTAGTTACAGAAGGCGTACGGCTTGGTGGGCTTGTCTGTGTAGTTACAGATAGCAACACCCTTATTGTCGTATTCGTACATAGGGCTGAGCTTCTTGTCTAAGATGAGGTTGTTGAAATACCAAGCGACACACTCACGCGGCTCGCCAGTTGTAGTATCTGTAAACCAAATCTCATTGTAGGCTACAACGGTGCTGAGGAGCTTCTGAGTCTTACGAACAAAGCCAAGCTCATTCATAATTTCCTTCTCTTTCTCTGGGAATTTAGACATGAGAATGTCTACAGTGTCCTCACACACCTCACAGATAAAGCGAGGCTCTTCATCTAGCTCTGCATTACGGTCGAGAATAACCTTCTCTGGGTTGAGCGCCTTCGCTTCAATCTCCTTACTGAATGGGTTGTACATGAGCTTGATCACACCAACACGCTTCAAGGCGAGGTTCTTGGCTGCTACCTTGATCTTGCGTGAGAGACGTACCTTCTGGCTATGTAGGTCTACAGCGCTTTCAAGGCGTGAGGCTAGTGTCTTGCTAGCCGGTGAGTCATCCCCTGGAGTAATCTCACACCCTGGGTCACGAGCTGAGACATAGGCTATAACAGCTTGAATACCAACAAAGAGTTGGTTGTCTCGGTAGTCTGCCTGGTGGTAGTAGAGCCTGTCGCTGTCCTGCTTGCCTAGGTAGTATCGTTCATTCTGTGCTCGCACGTTGCGTAGATTGAAACCACTCCTGCTATTCCAGTAGGCTTCTGAGTCGTTCACCCAATACTTGAAACGCCGTACAAGCGTAGCGTCGTCTACTTCATCGATAGATAGAGCATCACGCTCATCAATCACGCCTGTGTTAGTTGTTATATCGTCTACCCTAGGGTCTTTAAATACTTTGTCTTGATCATGCATGCTATGTCTCCTGTTTGTCTCTATCATACAGCAAATAGAGCGTGAGAGACTAGCCTTTATACGAGCTTATCTGTCTCTACCGCTGTTGCAATATCAATTCCAATGTCTTTTGCTTCTACTCTGCCACCTGGATTTATGGTGAATGACTGCTTGGTGAGCTTGTTAATCTTCTTCGCCTCGTTCACTAGGAACCCATACTCACGGTTGGCTGTCATGAGTGTGTACATGAGGGAGTCTAGTGCGTGGTCTACGTTGTTAGGGTCAAGCTCCTCACCGCCAGACTCCTTGGCGTAGATGATAGTAGGTAGCGTGTCTATGAGGTATGAGCAATACTTGCTAAAGATGAGGCCAGGCTTGCCGTCTGATTTATTAGCAAAGGCACTGTGGATCATCTGCACTGCTGCTTGCTTCCTGTCTTTCATGAGCTTATCAGCCCGTACAATGCGTGGGCGCTTCTCATCTGGAGCAAGACGTGCAAATGTGTCATTAAGCACCTTAGCGATCGTCTCAGAGCCTCCTAGGTGGCTGTAAGCGTCATGTGGCAGGGCTATCAAGTCTACTGGATCCTTCAGATACATTTCAACAATCCTCTCACACCAATATTCTTTAGGCTTGTGGTTGCCGTGTAGCTCACGGTAAATGAAAGCTCTGTTCTCCTTCTCCGTGATATTATCAAACATAGCCCAAAGCAACACACACTCATCGTTATAGCCCCAGTCCATGCCCATGACACGGTAATTGCTGTCGAAAGCTTCCTTCGTAACACCCCACTCACTGAACTTAGTATAGGTATGCTTACTTTGCCGAAACTCCTCAAACACAGCGCCAAACTGAATGTCCCAATCTCCAAAACGCCAGGCACGGTACAGTTCTGGATCTGAGTCCTGGAGAGAGTCGAGGTATTTCACGTAGTCTGGGTCGTTCTCTAGCAGGAATGGGTTAGAGTCAATTGTAGCTGGTATGTAAGCACGCCAGATGCCTGTACGCTTGTCTATGACGATTTGCCAGTGTGTGACTTGCTTCTTGCCGTATATATCCACCCAGGGATACTCCATTTTGAGCACTTCTGCCCTGTCTGGGTCTGGTGCTACGAAACGCTTCTTTACCCAGCCCATGCCTGCGCCACCTGGGTTGGTGGTAGCGAACACTTGAGGGTATAGGTCTTTGTACTTGCTACGAGCTGAGCTGATGAGCTTCTCATAGCGCCCCTCGTCTGGTATCTGAGTTAGCTCCTCAATATTGATACGGCAATACTCATGACCCTGGTACTTTGTGTAAGCTTCAGCGTCGTGGAGGTGGCCACCGATGACACGGCCACAGCCCTTGGCAGATAGCACCATTGGGTTACGGCGTAACTTAGCACCAAATGGCTGGAGAGCCGCTACGGCACGCTCCTCAAAGTCTGCTAGGTCTCCTGCGTCTTTACGAATGACGAGCTGGCGTGCTCTTGTGTCACCAAAGCGATCACCTATAGTAGCGATAGATACGTCTGTCTTACCTCCACCACGTGAGCCACCGAATAGTATCTCACGGAATCTCTTGTCGCGTGAGAGAGCTATTGCGAGCTGCTGAGGGCCTGGCAGTGGTAGCCAGTAGCCCTTCTCTCTCAAATCATCATACGTTGCTTTGTTTAGTACGGGCCAATGCGACTTGCTCATCAATCCAATCCGTTGGTAGTGTTGGTATAATAAAGCCTCTCATGATAGTTTTCATATCATCGCTGGCGTCAATTCCAATCTCTTGCTTGGCTTTGCCTTCTGTACGGTCTGCCACCTCTTTGGCTTCGGCTAGGCCTTCAGAATCACCCTTGTAGGCACGTTTAACGCGTACGAGAGCTGTCTTTTGAAACGGAGTAAGCTCATCACCCTTTTGCTCAAATTCCTCTAGCTCTTTGAGGGTCATGCGGCCTAGCTTGTTGTACCAGTATGAGATGCTGGTGTCTTTCGACCAGCGGCCGCTAGATCTATTCTGAGGGTTGTCCCCTAAACCACCCTTACCGGTAGGGTTCCTGAGGTGCGGTGGAGTTGGCTCCTTCTTGACCCCTGTTTCTTGCTTGGAAGATTTTCTTGGCATACCAACATTATAGTCATTTCCCTTATGAATAACAAGAGGAGAGGCCTCGCAAACCTCTCCTAGTGTGTGTTTTTGTGTTTATCTCTATCTTTGCTGCACTGCCCATAGCACCATAGCCATAGTAAAGAGCCATACAAATAGTTTAAATAGGTTATGGGCTATGTTAGTATCGTTGCTCTCTGTCTCTTCTTGGCTGATGATCCTATAGTCGTATACTGCTTCTTTATCCCTCAGTAGATTAGTGATAGCTTCGCCCTCGCTTACTGCTGTAGTAGTGTAGACGCGCCAGTTGTTGTTAGGGGTGTATTTATAGATCAAGCGGTAGTAGTACATTAGATTATTCCTCCTCTACGTGGCTTATTGTTTTGGAGTAGCTTTCGTAGGCGAGCTTGTTTGTTGCTTGTTAGACGGCTGGTTGTATCTACGTATTTTGCCATGTCTGGATCGTCTCTATATGGGCTAGTAAATGGGTTGGTGTATGAGCTTTCAGCCATAGTTTTTTGGTATTGATGGATTCTATCTAGATTGTCTTTGTACTCCTTGTTGTGGTCGTCTGCGGTACTTACTTTAAGGTGCTCAGCTAGCTTATACGTGTATCCTTTCCCGTACTCCGTCTCTTGCTCGAGAAAGGCAACAGCTAAGAATGGAGCTTTTACTACTTCAGTTCTTGTTTCGCCTGTTTCTTTATTAGTTCTTTCGATTAGATAGATATTCATGATGGCCCTTTTAGCGAGAGAGTGCCCTATCCATTAGGCGCACGTCTTTTACTGATAGTTCGTATGTTTGGTCTGGGTCTAGTTTTAGTTTTAGCAGGTAGACTGCCTCATCCTCATTGTTTGCTTTAACGATACGAGATAGAGTATCGGCTATACCTTTCTTGCGGTAGATGATCATGTATGGTTTCATTTTAATCCTCCTCGCCTACATGCTCTACGTTGATAATACGGTAGTTGTATGGCTTACAGCGGTAGCGCTCGAGGTTACGGAGTGCCACACGTGCGTTTTCTGCTACTGTCTTATATTCCTCTTTCTGGCTTCGGCTGAGTCGCTTGTACTCGATTGTGTATAGGTACATTGTTAGTTCTCCTTTCCCCTTTTTGTTAGTGGTTCGTATGCTTTCTTGAGTTGCTTACTATCCATTGCTAGCTCGATATTGCTGAGAGCTTTGTCAAGGTATTCAGTTGCGTTGTCGATGTAGTATTTGTCGTTTATAAACTCTCTAAGGAGTTGGAGGCGGTATCTCATATCCTTTAACCCCCATGACTCCTGGTAGAGTTTCTTTCTTACCTTCCAGTTCTGCATTGCTTCTCCTAGAGGTTCTTGAACTTGATTACCGATACGTCAGATGAGCCGTTGCTTAGTTCTGTGACACGGAGCAGGCTTACCTTCATGTACTCGTCATTATCTGCTGCTGCGACTGCATAGCCAAACTCATCGAGTGCTTCGTCCTCTGAGCTGATATTCGATGACTCTTGGTTATTCTGGTATTCGTACTCACTAGTGAGTGGTTCCCATACGTATACCTCTCCGAGCCGTGTGGTGGCTTCAATGGTGTAGTGTGTATAGATTGACATTGTGGCTTCTCCTCTTTGCCTTATGTTTATGTTTGTATTGTACATCTTGTTGTGGAGTGATGCAATAGATTTTAGTTATTTTGTAGGTAGAATTTACAACAAGCCTAGATAAAGTTAAACCCCACCGAGGAGATGGTGGGGTAATACATGGAACACAGCTACCGAGACAGCACATTTCGTGCTTTTGTTGAGGGCCGTCTCGCGGACTTGACGGGTAGCTATTGGGTGTGCTCCATCACAGAAAGGTATTGTGTGTCCTGCATCTTAACCATGTAACAAAGGAGGAATTAGATGCAGGCTATAGTTATAGTAGTTTCGAAAGAAAGCTACACCACAACAGATCCAATGTGCTATAAGGATGATCCTTATCTACCAATCATTATACTCCTGGCGTAGCTCTTTGGCAATCTCTCGGTGGGTCTTTTTGCCTGATTTAATATTGGCAAAGTCACGCTGGAGCATAGTAAGATTACGCTCGCCTACCTCCTCTAGAAACTCTGTGACGCGTCCCTCGACGTTGCAAATGTCTCCGTATAGGTGTATATCCTTCTCAATGCGCTCAAGGACTGCTTCAGCCTCTGGGCCTGTGCTGAAGTGACGTTGGATATTAGTCATTACGAACTGTAGTGCTTCCTCTGGTTCCTTTAGATCTTTCCTAGTTTTCATCGTAAAAGCTCCTCCTTGATTTGTTCTTTCATTTTACTGTATTCGTCTGATAGGTCGAGTGTTTTCTTCGATAGGTTGCGTATAGCTTCTCTCGTCTCTATGCTAATACCGGTAAGATCCATCATCTGGAATACTTGAGACGATATTAGTAACAAATCTAGAGCTTTGCCGAACATATCTTTGTCGATAGACACGATGGTGCGCTCATCCTGCTTAAAGAAACGTGAGGTATTTTTACCCCCCTTCGTTACGCCAAACGCCATCCTTGTCTTTCTCGCTCAGTTGAACACGTGCGTAATCGTCTGCATTTACTTTGTCTAGTGATTTTTTAAATTCCTCTGTGGCTTTATTTTTCTTTGAGATATTAGCCGTAGGCATTGGGTTATCTGTAAATACACCTGTAACAGGTTCCCAGGTCTGCGCCTTACCATCTCTTTTGATTGCTACGACTCTATACATCTTTGTCTAGCTCCTCTATTACTTTATCTTGTAAATTCCACATTAGCTGAGAGAGGCTATATAGTTTTCTGCTGATGCGCTCAACCTCCTCTCTTGTCTCTCTGGAGAGCTTGGACAGGGCGGTAATATCGCCAACCCTATAGGAGAGGTGGCCTATATTTGCCCTAATGCTATGTGAGTTTGTCCGTCCTCTACTCTCTCCTTGAGTTTTACGCTCAGCATATTGCAGCCAGCCGCTTCATCAATTGCCATGCGGTACTCTCTGAGTGCATCTGTGTACTTGCTGTACAAATTATCTGGCGAGTCACCATATTCAAACCTAGCTGTGGTTGGATTCCAATATACTGTAAATCCGCTTTCACTGACGGCATCAACTGTGTAAAATCTCTTCATTAGCCTTTTCCTCTAAAATTAATTGAATAATTCGTTCTCGTGCGTTGTAAACCATAATATCCTCAATTACCTTTGTATCACTTTCTAGATATTGATCTGTAATATCTACTAACATACTAAATCCCCGTTGCTAGACATACTAGGCCTGATAGAGCTAAATATACCGAGTAGATAAAGCTGAGAAACAGTACAGATAGAAATACCGTAGTAATAAAGTCCATCCATAGTTTTCGTACGACGCTAGCCTGGCGGTATTCGTAGGTTTCGTGTAACCCTTCGATTGCTGTAGTAAACATTGTCATTCTCCTCTTTCTGCCCACCACATTGTTTTATTGTTAGTTACTTTACTGTGCTCATCAACCAGCGCTGCCAGAGAGCTTTCATGTTGCGTGCCCAGCTGTTCTTGATGCGGAATGCATACCAGTCGTGGTGCATCTGCTCAATCATACCTTCGTTCTCCATCTGCTCGAGCTTGTATGTTACGTTGTCCATTGTTGTGTTCCTTCCTTTCCTTTGGTTATGTTTCTACTATACACCCCGTTGCTTACGATTGCAATACTTTTTTACGACTTTTTCGAGTCTTTTTTAAAACGTTTAAGTGAGGGCCAACTGGTATCCATTTATCGTCTTGCCACAGGTATAGGGTTAGACCCTTATTATGAGAATACATTGTGCGAAGTAAGCTTGGATTTGTTTGAATGGCTAATGATACAACTCTCGCGCCAAGACGTTGCTCAGCGCGAGGTAGAGGGTTATTCTTCATATTCTAGTGCTCCTAACGACTCGAGGTCTTCATCTGGTGTATGTGGATTTTGCCGTACTTTTGTCTCTGCATATATGTCTTTATCGTCTGGTTCGTCTAGGGACACCTCACCACTAGCGATACCCGTTACCGGTGGTAGATTGTCCATTAGGCTTCGTCCCCCATATAGTCTTTCATGAACTGCTCGCGGGCTTCCTTGTCACCCATAAGCTTAAAGTCGTGTCCACAGTGTTCTCGCCATGCTTTAGCTGCTTCAGCCTCTGGGCCTGTGCTGCGATTATCTTTTTGGTCACCCATGGCTAGGCGTTGCTCTGGAGGGAGTGTAGTATCATCCTTGACCATTTTCATGTGCTGTACAGCGCCCTTGGCAAACATTTCGGTTGTGCCGTCTGCCATCTTTACTGGCATGAGCCCGAAAAACTCTACCATACGCTTCACCTCTTGCTGTGTGTTCCCTTCGATGGTGTGTACCGTTCCATCATAAGTGGTGATTTGATATTTTGTCATAAAGCATTTTCTCCTCTCTTGCTTATGATTCTATTGTAAGGTTACTAGCCATAAAAGTCAATATTGTCGTAGTTAATTTTACGAGCATTCTCGCGTTGCTGCCTTTGAATAAGTTGTTCAATCTTAGCTGCTTTCATCGCAAGGTCATGTGCGGAGTCAATGTTTGGTTTATATTCATACTCCCATTTAGGGAATATCAGACGCATAAAATCAAAGTACTTTACTGTTGATTCAAGCCCTCTAGTCCTCACCACCTCTTTAACCCAGCTGCGCGCCTGATTATGATTTGCAATACTTACCCCAAGAGCCTTTGCTGCGTCGTAAAATGCCTTTTCGGCGGGGTTATAATTCTTCCTTGTACTTGTCATGGGTGTAGCGAGTGAGCCATATGGGTTATTGTGTTGTGCCGGCGCGTTATTTGATACTGTCGCTACCTCTGTTGAGATGTTATTAGGCTGTGTATTAGCCTCGATTTGTTTGGCGGGAGATTGCTCTGGCTGTTTCTCTGCTTCGGTTGTAGTGTCTGATTCGGCAATAACCTCTAGTTTGAGCTTATGATACAAGTCATCATCAATAATATTGCCACGACGGTCGTAGTTGTCTGCCTCAATATTCTTTGTCTGCAGAGCGCATTGCTCTGCTGTGGTAAGTTCGCGCAATTCTGTCTCGCTAGTGTCTACTGGATTCGCTTCTAGCAAAAGCTCTTCGACAATGGTAGCCGCTTTAAGTAGTTCATCGTCTTGCTCGTTCTCTGGCTCTGCTTTTTTCGTGTAGTCCTTTTTAAAACCACTAGGTACCGGTCGGTCGTTACTGGTGATCGTGATATAGCGCTCTCCGCCTGGGTTAAGGTACACATTGATGTAGCCACACTCTGCCAACTTCCTAATGATACGTGATACTTGCGACCTTGAAAGGTCAAATGCATCTGCAAGATACTGATTAGTGCACCATGCGTAGCCCTTCATATTGGTGAGGGCTGATATTTCGACCATGATTATCTTTGCTGTATTAGTCAGCCGCTTATCATATCGTACATCTGCATTTATGTATCCTGTCCAGCCAGCCTGGTGGTTTTTATCTCCTAACTCCATTTATTGATGTCTCCGCCAAATATAAAAATTGCCATATCTAACGTTCCATCTGGTGATATGACACGATAGTACACTGGGCTACCTCCAACATATTCTTTTGTAACCCAACGCAAATCTCTTAATGTTTTGAAAGCATGAAAAGCGCTTTTTGTGTCTAGCTTCAACGATCGTGCTACATCTTTCCATGTACAAATAACACCTTTTTCTTTGCCTGGGATAAGTTCACGACGTCTCTCCGCTAGATACTTGTATACTCTAAAAGCACACTGTGCTCGCTCTATATCCCTACTATAGGCTGCAAGATAAAGCATCATCAGATGATATGCTGGCACTTCGTGCTTGTACCCTTCTTGGTTCATGTTCCTATTTCCTTTCGTGTCCCGAGGACACGACCACCGAGCATAGGCGGGCATCGGTGGTTGTCCTCGTAAATGCTTGTTTGCTTTGAACAACCCGCCTGTACTTCTAATAATAGCACACATAGTAATCATAATCAAGAATCTTTCGTTGTGTTTTTTATTGGTTCGCGGCTTGCCGCAACAAGCGAACGAAGTGAGCGCGTTAGTGTTATGTTATTAATTTATGTTGTCTATATATATACCTACGCACCCGTGCGCATACCCCTACGCACCCGTGCGCATACCCCTACGCACCCGTGCGCATACTAAGCCTAGCAATGGCCGGTTTGAGAATCTCCCAAAAACCTCTTGCTTTTGCTTGTTATATGAGCTACAATAGAATCATAAGCAAAGAGAGGAGAATTTGCATGACACAGCAAGAAATAACAAAACGTGACGAAAAGAGGGCTCTACAGGTTGCACTAAAAAACCAATATGAGCCAGTCGTACCGCTCGCTAAGGGAATGATCAGCAACGCCGAGAATGAGAAACAGACGCTTAGCTTGATCGCTACCCTCCATAAAAGCGTCCTAGGCCTCACCAAGACGGGTGAGATGCGTCCAATTGGCGACTTACGGGTATTTATGGCTATCGCTAACCAATACGGCTTAAACCCGTTTAAAAAGGAGATTTACGCTACATATATCTGGGACTCAAACCGACGAGGTGAGGAGTTAATGCCAATCGTGAGCATCCACGGATTACGCAAGCTGGCACGGAAAGGCGGTGTATACACTCACACAGGCGCAGCAGAAGTTAAAAAGGATGGAGATAAGCTCCTGAGCGTCACAGTGCCTGTATTTGGTCGCTGGGACAATACGAGCGCACCAATAGAGGTTACACGCTACACAGCATACTATGATGAATTTGTGCGCACTAACCGTGAGGGGCAACCAATGAGCAACTGGAAAACGATGCCTATCGTGATGCTCACCAAATGTGCTGAGGCTAACGCTCTGCGCGCAGGCTTTGATATTGCAGGTATCTACGTAGAGGAAGAACTAACCGCTAACGCTAATAACGGAGAGGAGAGCGATGATGAGTAGAGTCGAGCACCTGTCATACTCGGCAATCGTGACGTTTCTAAACAACCAGGTTGAGTTTCAGAAGCGCTACATTGCAAAGATCTATGATAACCCTAAAACACCATCACTCGTAGTAGGCACGAGCTTCCACAAAGCTATGGAAACTTACTACGACAAAGATGGTGGTAATGTACAGGCTGCCATCGAGGCAGGCCTAGAGGAAATGAGCTACATTAGTGACTCTGAGATTGACTTTGGCAAGACTGGTAGCCGTGAAAAGATGATGCAGGACTACACACGTCTCGTTAATAAATACTTTGAGGAAGCACCACACTACGATGAAGTAGTAGATGTAGAGAAACGCCTCGAGGCTAGTATCGCAAACGTACCAATGGTCGGTGTGATCGACATGGTGGTGCGCGACAACGGCCTCCGCCTTATCGACTACAAGACGGTTACAGCTTACAGCCCAGATGACGAGGAGAGTTATAAGTACCTTATGCAGGCTTATGTCTACCTCGTATTAGCAGAAGCGGAATATAATCAGGAAGTAACAGAGGTAGTATTTAAGGAAATAAAGAAAACGATCAACCGTGACGGCTCGCCACAGTGCCGGGACGTAGTGTTTGATCGCCAATCTATCCTTGCTTTCGCGCCTATCGCAAAGAAAATCATTACCAACGTATTTGAGTATGTGAACGATGATCGGTCGAAGTTCTTCCCTAATATGAACGATCGATTGAACGGTGCGAATAGTATGGATATTATTGCCAACCAGCAGGAAGGCTTTGACGCCGCTAAGATCAAGCGACAAGTACGCGTAGCTGATACTTTTGAGCAACAGAACGTTGTCATCGATGACGGCACAGGTACAGACGAGGAGAAAATCCTTCGTAAGCTTATCGAGTTTGGTATCGGTGGTAAGATGGGCGAGACATACGTCGGGCCGCAGGTGATCAAGTACACGATGCAACCTAACCGTGGCGTGAGTATGAAGCGCATCGCAGATAAGGCTAGCGACCTTGCTATCGCCCTTGAGAGCGAGTCCGTACGTATCGAAGCTCCTATTGCAGGTACGAACCTTGTAGGTATCGAGATTCCTAACAAAGAGCGTAAGGTAGTTCCGCTCACAGATGAACATCTCAAACCAGGTACATTTGAGTTTCCTATCGGTATGGACGCTTTCGGAAAGGTTCACTACTGTGACGTTATAAAGACTCCTCACCTCCTCATCGCTGGCCAAACTGGCGCGGGTAAGTCTGTTATGATAAACGTGATCCTGGATTGCCTCACAAAGCAACTCACACCAGAACAGATGAAGCTCGTGCTGATTGATCCTAAAGAGGTTGAGCTTGCTGTGTACGAGGGTGACGAGCACCTGGATGGTGACATTATTACCAGCCCCAAAGAAGCGACAGGCAAATTCCATGACCTTGTGGCAGAGATGGGACGACGGTATAAGGAACTACGCAAGAAGCATGTCCGAGACATTGCGGACTACGAGGGAGAAATGCCGCGTATCATTGTAATAGTAGACGAGTTTGCAGATCTAATGATGACAAGCAAGAAAAATCCATTGTCGAATATAGACTACGAAGGGCTCAAGGATGCCATCCTAGATGAGGTAACACTCACCGGCGGCAAACTCACCAAAGCAGCCCTGAAGGCAGCTGTAAAGCGTGTGAACGAGAATAACCCACCTTCTGCGGAAGAGTCTATAATTAGGCTAGCGCAGAAAGCACGAGCGGTTGGCATCCACCTAGTCCTTGCCACACAGCGCCCATCAGCTGATGTTGTGACTGGACTCATCAAGGCAAACATACCAACAAAGATTGCTTTCAGTGTCACAAACTCTATCAACAGTAAGATAATCTTGGATGATGTAGGGGCTGAGTCCCTCACCGGCAAGGGCGACCTGCTCTATAGCGACCCAACAGTAAAATCATTACAGCGCCTACAGGGTCTGTATATCTAGAAAGGAGAATGACTATGGCACGAACAGTAAATGATATGTTCAAGGCAGAAAAAATCAAATGGCTAGAGGATGCGCGGGCTACGGCTCGCCGCCTCCTCAAGACACAGCAATATGTGACAATTGAGGACGTACTCAAGAAAAAGCCACTACCGAAGTTCCTGCACCACAACACTATCGGCGGGGTGTTCCGCACGTTAGACTTTGAGTGTGTTGGGTGGGGACGAAGTACACGGCTAGAGATGAATGGCCGGTATATTAGGCGGTGGGAACTACGAGATAAATAAAGTTGAGTAAAAGCGTTGACTTTAGCTAATGGTTACGTTAGAATAGAAACATAAACAAAAGAGAGGAGAAATTCATGGAACAACAAAATAATAACGATTATCATAAAGTGATGGTTGTAGTTGCTTTTGTACGCATCATGTACGTGACAGTATTAGGTGTACTCACAGCATGGCTACTCAGTGCAAAAGGGTTTGATAGCGGCTTCTGGTGGGGACTATTATCTGTAATCATGATCCTATGGACAGTAAGCAAAGCGATTGAGACAATCTCATTTATCACAATAGCGGTGACGTGCAAGGATGATTAATTGATGAAACAGAAAATTCTAGAAATTCTTGACAAATCAACCAACAACGGTATGAAGGCTAAGGAGATTATAGGCCTTATCCAAATGGGGATTATCCAAGCGCAGTACGATATGTGGGAAGAGCAACATAAGAACCGCAACACACCACCAACTGCTGCTACGGACTGGGCGGTCGCGATGATAGAAAACAAACTATTTGGGAGGCTAGACAATGGAGAATAAATGGCGAGGCAGCGCACTGTGCGCACAAACAGACCCGGAAGCTTTCTTCCCGGCGAACAAAGCATACGCCGATGAGTACAACGGATACAATAACTACAATGATGCACGCAAGATTTGTGCGGAGTGCCCAGTCAAGGGTGAGTGTCTAGCGGACGCGCTGATGACTGGCGACGTAGAGTACGGTATGCGCGGTGGACTAACACCACGTGAGCGTATGGGTATCCTAGCAACGAAGGTAGCAATGTATGAGTAAAGACTATATAACCACACCAGAGTTGATCGATGAGCTAACGGCGGCCGGGTTTCGGGCGCACATACAAAATGAGGCTCACGGTACGTTTGTGAATGTGTACGATGATAGCTGGGGTGCTGGAAGTGTACAAGTAGACAAAGCATATAGCATGAAGGTGACAACTAACACAGCACCAGATTATCGAAAGTACCTGCTCGATACACTATACAGATACGCATCAACCCCGCTAGATAAGCGAGATGAGCCGCTATATAAGATTGGCATCAAAGACACTACGCTATATCTCTTACATATCAACGATAAAGAGATAACGGCGACTGTGAACGAAAGGGCCGCCAAAGCCTATAGAAGGGGAAATGCAGACGAGATTATCGACTCGCTAAAAGAACGTGGAGTAACCGCGTTTGCAAAGGAAGTTAAAAATGTTACTAACTAAATACAAAGTGCAAGAGCTGGTTGAAAACGCCAAGATTGACCTAGACGAACTAGAAAAGCGTGCGTCTATTACTGAGATTGACGAGAGTGGCGTGACTCTAGTATACACAGCGATCGAGATGTTAAAAGAAAAAATTGTAGATGAAGTAGGGAGGTTATCATAATGGATGATGACAATCTATACCAAGTTGAAATGTGCGCATCAAGTAGACCGCCAAGCCTGAGTTGGGGCGAATGGTCGTCGCTGGCTGATGCGCTTGACTACTACGACAGCACCAGGATATCCACACTACTGAGAAAAGACGTAGAGTCAAGCGGTGTAGAAGTAAGGCTTTGGTCATACAATAAAAGAAAACAACAAATTACACTAATACAAGTAGACAGAGGGCAAAAATGAACTACAACACACCAAAACTAAACCAAGAAACTAACGACAAGTGGGCACAGTTCGACACACTAAGCGATCACTTGCGCGGACATTGTAAACACCAAACGGAGGAGAGTATGAGCGAATATAAGAAACATATCGGGCAAGGCAACGACATGATGGTTGACCAGTTGGCATTGCCACGTGACGTATTCAAGGGTAACACTGTAGAGCCACACGACTGGGAGACGCCAGAAGCTGAGGCTGTCCAGCCCGCACTGTTTGAAATGCAAGAGGTGGTAGACGGCCTACCAGAGAGTGAGCTACAAACCCACAAGGATCAGATGCTCGCAGAGATTAGCGACCGCGAAGCTATCGTTGACGCCATCAACCGGCGGCTTGATACTGTGCAAGCTAAGCAATACACACGCGGTGTGCGTAGCGCGATTACCAAACAGGTAAAAATGTGATGGCACCCAACGATGTAGACGGTGTTGATGACCGTATTAACTATCGGCTCAACGCTATGATGGACGAGGCATTAAAGATAAATCTAAAGCAAGGGTTTAAATCAGCGATAGCGTTTATACGCAAAGAGAGCGCAAGAATACAAAAGGAAGAATTGGAGAAGTTCGATGAAACAAAGCAAATATGACAAACGCCTAACGCATGGTGATGACTACTACAAAAAAATTGGCAAGCTAGGCGGGTCTGCTAAGGTAAAGAAGGGATTTGGCAAGAACCCAAAACTGGCGTCTATCGCCGGCAAAAAGGGTGGACGCGCTACACCGTACGCAGAACTATCCTTTGCAGCATTGGACAACATCCAACGGGTGCTCCTTAAAAATGAGAAGTTCGATGTAAAAGAGGAGAAAAGCCGCTATGAGGTTACTATGAACGGCTCAATTCTCTCGACTATCCCACGCTACAACGGACGTATCAAGAAGGCTATACCGCGAGATGACCTATCTGGTCGAGTAATGGCTATGAAAGACCTGGCCGTCCTAGAAACGCTCAAGGTCATGATCATAGAAGGTATGTACCGTGGCGAGAGTTAAAACCGCAAAAGAGTCCACCATCCACCAGATGGTGGTGGACTATTTAAAGCTACAGTACCCTGGCGTCATATTCCGTACAGACTTTAGCGCAGGCGTTAAGATGACTATGGGGCAAGCTATCAAGCACAAAGCGTTACAGGAGGGTAGAGGTTACCCAGATCTGTTTATCGCAGAGCCAGCACAGCTAGCGGGTGACTGGTATCACGGGCTGTACCTCGAGCTGAAGCGTGAAGGGGTTCGCCTCATGAAAAAGGACGGCAGCTGGGCAAACGAGCACTTTGCTGAGCAACACGCCTATATGAAGCGTCTGAGCGAACGAGGTTATCGATGTACATTCGCTGTAGGATTTGACGATGCAAAAGACCAAATAGACAAATACATGGCTATGACAGACTACAAAGAAAGACGAAAACAAATACCAAACGATCAAATTTTCTAGAACAACACTAGAAAGAATAGGGGGGGCGAAAGCCCTCCTTATATGTTAGTATTAAGTTAGAACAGCATTTAATCATAGGAGACAAAATATGCTAGTAAATTACGGCGTAGCAGTGCCAGAATCACAATTTACCACGACTCCAGATAAGCGTGGCGTGATCGGCCAAATTGCGTTTACAGACACGGGACGGCAGTTCCGTTATTGTAAGTCGGCAGACACCGACGCTCAGCCATATTGGACTGGGATGAAAAACGACGCCACAAACAAAAACGGCGGGTTGGCAGCTGATGCTAAAACCGGAGACACCGTTATCCAGTTGAAGCCTGGTCACCAAGCTGATGGTTGGCAAGATGGTACTATCCTTATCAACAACAAACAGCTCCTTGAGTTTATTCAGGTTTCGGGCGACTACGTTTACCTCCGCGACCAAATTCTCGAGGATGTTTCGGCCAACACTGGTGTGCAGGTTCGCCCTAATGACTACGATAACCTCAAGAAGGTTACGGCTGGAGCTAAGGTTTACACCCGTAGCGCTGTTCCAGCTGGTCACTATTTCTGGTGCGAAGTGTAGTCTACGCTACCTAAACCAAGAGAGGGGCCCCGGCCTCTTTTTTGGTTTCTACCCTAATGTTATAATGGATACACAAGTAATAACTAAATAGGAGCACAACAATGAGCACACAGTTACATGTCATGCCAGGGTTTTGCCTGGTAGAGGTGACTAATAAATATGGCTCGAGTCTGTCTATCTCACAAGGGGATCATGGCAGCCACACGAGCGGAACGCTGAAGGCTGTGTATATTCACCAAGACGGTGTTGCCACAGATAAAGAGGAGACACTCTCGAAATTCCTTGGCAACAAAATATATTTTACGAAGTATAATGACAGCGAGGAGATTGAAGTAGACGGCAAAATGTTTATTTTCGTCCCTGTAGATGCTGTGAATGGGGGTTCACTGGATGCCTAAACAAACATCAGTACGCAATGTGATCCGTGGCGCTGAACTACGAGAAAAGATCAGCATGGGGGTGGAAAAAGCTTTCGATGTAGCCTATTCCTCATATGGAGCAAACTCTGGCAATATCATGATTGAGCATCGCTACGGTGAGCCTCTCGTGTCTCACGATGGTATCACTAATATTGGTCGTCTTGTAGTAGCAGATCCAGTAGAGAACATGGCAATCTCTCTCGTGCGCCAGGCAAGCGAGAAAACAAACCGTTCAGCTGGCGACTCTACGACTCTTACTATCGTGATGACCTATCTCGTCTACAACTATTTCAAGGAGATGGCGAAGGACAAACCACGCGCCGTACAGAAGCAGATCGAGCAAAATAAGAAGGCTATCATCAAGGCTATCAAAGACACTAAGATCAAAGCCACAGACGAGCTACTCTATAGCGTCGCACACACGTCATCAGGTGATGATGCTATCGGCCATCTAGTGTTTGACGCTATTAACGATGCTGGTGTTAACGGCGCAGTAACAGTGGTAGAAACACCTGAGAATAAGATCGAGAGCAAAATCGTCCAAGGGTTCACATTCAAAAAAGGCATGTCCTCTATTGCCTTCGCAGATGATATGCAATCTGTCCAGACCAAATACGACAATCCAACCGTTATTGTCATGTCTCGCCTCATCAGCAAGAATGACGACATTGTACCCATCATAGATGCTGTTCTCAAGGCTGGCGCAGAGAGTATCGTTCTCGTAGCAGATGTATCTGGCCAAGCTCTAGAGACCCTAGCTACCAACAAGATGAATGGCAAACTGAACATTGTCGTAGTAGAGCCATCAAGCCAAGCCCGTGAGCTATTCCTCCGTGATGTAGCAGCCTACGCCGGCGCTGAGGTTTTCGTATCGCCACGCGTATCAGACTTTACAGATACTAATATTGGTAAGGTTGAGCGCGCTCATATCACCACTACAAAGACAATCTTGTCCGGCCCTGGTAACCGCGAGAAACTAGACCAATACATCAAAGGTATCAAGGACGACTACCGGCGTGACGCCTTGAATGGCAAGACTGTTGAGATTAGTGTTGGTGCAGCTACACAGGTCGAACGGCAAGAGCTGAAACTCCGCATTGAGGACGCTGTAGCGGCCACCCAGATCGCTAAGGACTACGGTGTACTCCCTGGTGGCGGTACGTTCCTACGCGATGTATACGAGCATGACACTACCAATATGCCGAGCTACCTTACACAGCCATACATAATGCTTGTAGGTAGCATGGCTAAGGAAACGACTGAGGACAAGCCATATACGCCAAAAGCTGGCTACGATATTTACGCTGAGACCTATCATACAGACGTTCTGGAGGCTGGTATTGTAGATAGCGCTAAATCTATCGAGGAGGCTATTATCAACAGCCACAGTGTTGCTGCGCAGCTCCTATCGATCAATGTGGCATTGCCATTTGAGAAGGATCAAGAATAATGGATATTGTAGCCCTTGTTATTTCAATTTGTGCCCTCCTAGTTGCTTTGCTGAATAATCGCCATGACCCGGTTGTGCCTACTACGGTACGCCGGGCGGGTCTCTCCTGGCTGGAGAAATACGCAGGCGCGGAGGAACAATACCTAAATAAAAACAAAGATACAAACAAAAGGAGCGGTATCATTGAAGCCGCAGACCCTGTAACGATCAACGCTCAATGGCGTGATGAGACAGGACAAACAGAAAAAGACCCGTTAGACTTTATGAAGGACGTGAAATAGATGGGTGTGATCATAGATGGTATATATTACCGTGAGACACCCAAAGACGAAGCACAGCGCGTCTCAAGCACTGTCACGGGTATTGCAGAAACAAACAGTAAAGACAGACAGCGTGAGGAATTTGCGGCAGACCTGATCCAGTCGCACAACCCAGACGGGACAGTAAACGAGGACTTTATCGAGTACTACCCAGAGGAAGCCAAGAAGCGCGGCCTGATATAGACACAAAGACAAACCAAAAGATAAGAGCACCCACTACAGGTGCTCTTTATATTTACCGCTCAAGTAGACAGACCATGCTTTGTATCCCTGTGACCTCCACACATCGTACGCACATTTTACGTTAGTCCCTACATCGAACGTGTCGCAATGTTCTCGTCCTGGGAGTATCCTTACCTGGAAAGCTCCAAGACTGTACCCATATACCCTATTATTTTGTGTAAATGTTAGTGTTTGGTCGCCTTTTGCGCCTGTCCTACAATGACTTTCGGCGGTAGCGATGGCAACCATGGTGTTTACGTCCCACCCGCTGTATTTGGAGGCCTCCTCACGCACAGCGTCACATCCTGTCTTAGCCGGCTGCGCCACTATAGCTACTGGAGGCTGCTCTACTTTAACAACTGGTTTCGCTACTGGGCTTTTTCTTTTCCCGCGGTTTCGCTCGTCACAACCTTGATGGTGTTGTACTTCTCAACCTGTGTACGGCCTGTGTTAAGGCCAGCTGCGAATGCTACACCCGCTGCAATCAGTGAGAGCATTACTGCGAAGATTGCAGCTGTCATGATAGCGCTTGTCTTCTTTACATAGAGCTTGTCTACAGCCCGACGAATCTCTTCATTTGCCCCAAAGATTACGTCTTGACTCTTCTTAGTGGTTTTGCTTTCTTTAGCCATGCAAGTATTTCTCCTCTCTTGCTTATGTTTGCTATGTCTCTATAGTACACCATCCAAAGAACAGAGTCAACACTTTTCTGAGTTTTATTTACAACAAGAAAACCCCACTGGAGTGGGGCTCTTGGATAATCTAGAGGCTAGACTACCGGATCTTGGTGATACCTGTGATAACACCCTGGCGGCGAGGTTGAGTACAGATAAAGTTACCCGAGACAACCATTGCACCAATCTCTGCGAGCTGGTTCGTTGGGTTCATGAAACCGCGGAACTGCATCCAGGTAGGCTGATCTTCGCTAATAGCGCTGTCGATAGCTTCCTGCTTCTGCTTCACACGCTCAAGGCCAGGAATGGTCAGGTCACGAAACTCCAGGTAGTTCTCGTTAAGGAAGAACATTTTGCCCACAGGAGCTTTGTCGTCTGCCACACATGGCTTGCCACGAAAGTCGAGCGATACGAACCCAGCCGAGCCGTGCAACTCGCTAGCAGGCACAGACGTACCCATTGGAGTACCACCGCTAACACGGTTGTAGCCACGAGCAGTCATAGCGTTGTACTGGACGCTGAGCTTGTCGCCCATCAACTCCTCGTAGAGGCTCCAAGTTGCCTTGTCGCTGAGGATCATCGTTGGGCTGTGCTTTGCGCTACCAGCAGCTGATACAGCGTCAAACTCTTTAGCCATAAGGCCGAGAGTCAAGAGGCCGTTAGCAGCAGCCGTGACGTCAGCGTTGACCGAAGGCATCGTAGCACGGGTGATACCAGCGTAAGTGGTAGATGCCGTACCGTTGTCAACGATCAAGCCAAGACCATCAAGGTCGTTACCAGCACCAGTACCGTAAAGCTGAGTACCGATGAGGTTTGCGAGGCTGTTTTGAGCTTCCTCGAGCTTTTGAGCGACCAAGCGAACAACCTGGTTGTCGTTCGATGCTTGGTTGACAGCCTTCTCAAGCTGGCTCACAACAACGCTCTGAACAACAGTGGCTGGTTCCCACTTCAGGTTCTTGACGTTGTCGGTGTTAGACACAGCAAACTGCTCCATGTCAGTAATCGACTTACCAGTCGTGCTGTTCTTGGTTTGTGTAGGACTTTGAACCTTCGGCCCGGTCCATTTCTTGGTGTTGCTCATCACGCGAGCGGTCAAAACGTTCGAGTTGTTAACAAAGTCAACAACACGAGGTAGAAACTCGTCCTTTGTGATGTTTTGCACTGTTTCTGAAAACTTCATTGCTTCCATCTCCTTATAGTTGTTACTAATCTGATTTTACGACACTATTCAGTGATAACCGTGGCCATTATTGGCCTAATTGCGCGTAAATGTTCTGCAATTTCAGCTTTGCGGCCTGTGGGCTATCTGTAGTAAGCGGCAACATAGACTTGTATCCTTGAATATCCTGGTTGGACAGAGCACCACTGTCACCTGCTGCACGGGCTAGGGCGACCGCTAGGGCCTGCTGGTTAGCTTCGTAAGCTGATGCGCCTGGGTTGAACATGCCGAGCGTTGCACTGTTCAAGAGGTTGTTTAAGACTCCCACAGGGCCTTGCGCACCGCCAGCCTGCTTGTACATAGTCTCGATACTAGCTGCTTTCTTGGCCGCGTCTGCCTTCTTTTGATCATCCTTCGACGTTTTACTGCTACCTGCCTTCTGGAGTAAAGCCATCTGCTTCTGGTTCATGGCGTCCTTCTTATCGAGCTGCTCAAGCATTGAGGCGTAGAATTGTACAGCCTTCGGGTTGTTATCTGCCGCTGCTGCCATGTATGCCTGCTCAATCTGGTCACGGTTCTTACCGCCGAACGTAGACGGTTGCATCAACTGTTGCATAGCCTGTAGCTGTTGAGCTTGCTGTAGCTCTTTCTGTTGAGCTTGAGCGCCTTGTGCTCCGCCGAGTTGCCCGGAGTTTCCGGATAGCTGGTCAGCGCCTTGCTGTTGTCCACCATTCATTTGACCGAGAGCGAGAAGCCCTGCACCAGCTAGAGCTGCGTTTTTAGCTCCGTTGGCCAACTTATCGCTATTCTTAGATGCTAATTGAAGCGCACGACCACCGGTCTGGAGGGCCTTACCTGTAGCGGCTGCTAAAGGTTTTCCTACAACCTCCTCTGCCACCTGTGCAAGCGGGTTGTTGAACGATTGGCCACCCACGCCACCGGCGAGTGGAGCCATCTTTTGTTGTTTAGCGATTTGACCAAGAGTAACAAACGGAGACTGCATACTACGAAGTGTTGTGTAATCTACACCATCTCGTAACTGCTTCACAATATCCTGCGTAAGGCGAGGCGAGAGGTTAGCCCCAACGAGCGCCTCTGATAGCTCCTGGATGTTGTCTGGGTTGTTATATACGTCCTTTGAGGCTGCGTTGATACTCTTTTTCAGGTCGCCTGCATAGTCACGGACAATCTTGCGAGCAGCATCTGCACCCTTACCTGTCATGTCGTATGCCTTACCCTCAAGCTCTTGCACAGCCTTGTGTAGATCGTAAATATCAGCTTCACCGATAGCCGCTGCACGGTTTTCGCCACGCTCCGCCAAACGCTCTGCAATCTTGCCCTGTGGCACGTCGTTGGCGGTATTAATGATATTTGTAAGAGTCTTCTTCTGGTGGGGCTCTAGAGCGATACTGTTCTCAATAGCCTTGAGTGCTTTAGTACGGGCCTCGTCTGGGATAAGGGCGCTAACCTGAGCGTTTTTGAGGGCGTTATTGTTGAAATTAGACAGAATACCCTCGTTGCCCGTCATGATGTTCGCCAAGTCCTCATACTGCCCGTCAGTAAAGCCGTACTTGTCTGCAAACTTAATGGCGTCTGGAGCGCGCTGTAGCACCTTCTTGTCTTTCACGGCACCAATGATCTGGTTATTGCGAAGCTTGCTCCCCGAGTCCTCTACAGCCTCACCAATGGTGTTTAGTTTAGAGGCTAGAGTGTTGTTATCAGCCAAAGCTTTGTTTGTTGCCCCTTCTACGGCGTAGTTCTCTGCGATGTTAGGGTTAACTGGCGCTACTTTGTCTACGCCATCAGTAAGTTGGCGAACAATGTCGTTCTTTGGCGCTGCAGCAGCTTCTAGAACGTCGTCAACGCTCGCAACGGCCTTAGGAGCGGCAGCCTCTACAACATCATCAGCTACATTAGCAACCTTTGGCAGGGCTGTCTCTATTACTTCTGGAGCCGCACTAGCTACAGCCTTAGCAGCAATATCATCTGCCTCATTCCGCATAAGGTTATTGAGCACACCACTACCGGCTGAGCGCGCAATGTCGTCACCATAATTAGTAGCAAGCCGGGCGACAATGTCGTCACCATAGTTAGCTGCCCCCTTAGAGAACAGTTTATTTAATACTCCACCGAACATTAGAACATACCCCCTTGCCGTCGTTTATATAGCTCATTTAATGTATTAGTTTGATCATCCTCATCAGGCACGCCCTGCTGCGGGTTGAGAGCGCCCATAAGCTGAGAACCGCCATACAGAGCGCCACCCCCGAGAGCCAGCTTGCCCACCGCGCTCTTAGGTATAAGGCTACGCAAACCTTCCTGATATAGCGCCCGTGATGGCATTGTCTCTAGCGCAACATTTGGGTCAACACCAGTACCAATCGAGTTGCGGATAAACGCCTTCTCCCCACGATTCTTGAGGAAGTTACTACCCACCTTCATTGCGCCCGGTATAGCTCCTCCCATGACACCACCAAGCAGCGCACCATTCAGCGCGTCATCTGTCTCGCCTGTACGGATCTTGTCTAAGCCACCCATAGCAGCACCGGTAGCAGCTGAACCAGGAATTGTGTATAGAGCCTTGTTGACAGCTCCGAGCCCTTCAGCTACTTTGCCGAGCTTGGCGGCCTTAGCAGCAGCGCCAATCCCAGGTAGAGCGGTGAGCAGTGTCTCGCCTGCGGCAGCCAGGTCGCTACCTACGTCACGATCTTTGTAGTTGCCCGTAGCTAGGTCGCTTACTGCACCGACTGTTTGAGCAATAGGGTTAAGAAAGGAACCAAGAAGACCGTCGCCAAATACATTGTTCTTCTGCTTCTTTTTCTGCTTTTCAAGTTCAGCGTTAGCGTCACTGGCTGCTCCTTTCAGTTGTTCACTCTTACTGTCTAAGGATGACATTTGGCTTTTCCAGGCGTCATCAAACCCAGGAGTAGTCTTACGCATATCTGCAAGCAGCCCTGCGTTGGCTGGATCGTTGTAGATGCCATTGAGTTGCTCCTTGTAAAAGTCGTTGACCTTCTGGTTGATCTGTTGCTGATCAGCAGCATCTTGGTATTTAGCCAGCGCTTGATCCTTTGTTTTACCGAATAACCAATCAAACATACTCTATCTCCCCCACAGCGAGCCACCACCGAATAGCGCGAGTGGCCCCCACTTAGCTACATTCTGGAAACCTTGCGATAGGTTGCGCCCAAAATCTTGTCGATAATCATAGTTCCTGAGTCTATTATGCTCTGTCCGTAGACGGTTGAGACGACCAGACTCAGCTTTTGCTTCGTTCTGTGCTGCCATAATCTTTTCTTGCCAAGCACGAGCTGATGCATTAGATGAGTCTTGTCGGTCAAGCATGTACTTCTGCAATCCAAAGTTAGCGGCGTTAGCTGCTGCCTGCCGGGCGTTAGCCTGTTGCTCCTTCCACCGCTCAAGGGCCATCTTTTGCTGGTTAAGCTCCCAGTTGTCCCGTGCACCGTAGATATTAGCGAGAGCGTTTTCATCTTGCTGGTATTGGCTGTAGGCGCTGTTACGCTGGCCAAGCAAGGTGTTCCAGATCCCCTGGAGGATGTTTGTGGTGTCCTCTTGAGTCTTGTAGTTTCCGGCAGCTACGTTATTCACCTCGTTCATCGCACGATTCACAAGCTCGTTGTAGTCTGTCGATGCGTTTTGGTAGTTGGTGTTGAGGTAGTTCTGCGTGTTTTGCATATTGCCAAGCTGGCCCTGCAATGCACGCTGCCTCTGAGCCTCTGTAAGGCCTGTACCACCATACTGTTGCCGGATGCTCTCTGGCAGCTTGTTGATGGTGGTGTTGATTTGGTTCACTGCATCACGAGCAGTGGTGTAAACACCGCGAGCTTTGTTTATCTCGTCAGTGTTCATGTACTTGTTGCGCGCTTGGTCGTAAATATCGCCATACGTCTGCCTGTTTTGCAGGTGCGAGTCGTAATTAGCCTTTGATTGGTCGGCTTGGGCTTGGTAATTATTGAAAGCCGCTTTGCTGGCGTTTTTTGTACCTTGTGCGTCTGCTATTCTTGCTCCAAAGTCCATATTTAATTCTCCTTTACTCTAATTTAACACCGCTAGGCGTAGATAAGCCTGGCGTTACGAGTACTTGCGTTCCAATTCGCCGAACGAACCCTTGCCGGCGCGGTAATTCTGGACAATGAGCTTTTTATTAGCCTCATCACGCATGTAGCGCTCATTGATAGCGGCCTGTTCATTAATGAGACGCTGCTGAGTAGCGATACCGCGCCACATATAGCTGTTATCAATCGCGTTCATACGAGCAATATGAGCCTTCTCCTCTGCCATCTGGCGTTGCTGAAACCTATATGTATCAATGGCTGATTGAACAGATAAGAGATTACGATTGGCTACCGTTGTCATCTCATCCCAAGCCTTCACGTTCTGCAATGAGGTTTGCCAATCGTTGTAGCGGCG